TTGAAATTGGCGCGGGTGCTATGGGTGCCATGGGCGTAGAGAGTGAAAAGGTAGAGGAGGCACTTTTAAAGGTTCAGAGTGCTATGGCTATTGCTCAAGGGGTTCAAGGTATTAGAGAAGCTATACCAGCGTTTAACGGTCTTAAAAATAGTATTGTTTCTGCTGCTAGCGGTTTAACTAACTTTCAAAAAGCTTTAATAGCTACAGGGTTAGGTGCTATTGTTGCGGTGGTAGGTGCTTTAGCTGCTAACTGGGACAAGGTAACAGAATTTCTAAGAGGCACAACTAAACAACAGGAAGCATATAACGAGGTAGCAAATAAAGCCGTTGAGATAGCGAGCGAAGAGCTTAACGCTTTAGACAAATTACAGCGTACTATAAACGATGAGACGGTAAGCAGAGAGGATAAGAACGCAGCCGTAAAAGAATTGCAAGAAGGTTACCCTGACTTACTTAAAAACATAGATGCGGAGGAGGTAAGTTTAACCGAGCTAAACAAGGCTATAGAGTTGAACTCGGAGTTAGTTATGCTTAACGCTCAGATGCAAGCAATAGCAGAGCTACGAGCTGAGGCAATGAAAGAGAAAATACAAGCCGCTACAGATGCTCAAACAGGACAGAATGAGTCTTGGTACGACGGCTTAACTTCTTTATTTGCTTACGGTAACGGTTTAGACGATGTGGTAAACAAGGAAACTTTAGCAACTCAAAGAACTAAGGAAGCGACAAAAGAAGCAGAGGATAAAATTAATGTTTACGATGAGTTAGAGAAGTCTACAAAAGAGCAAATAGCAGCTATCAAAGAAAGTATAGGAGCTACAGAGGATGAGACTAAAGCTGTAGAAAAAAACACTAAAGAGATAGACAAAAATGTAGAGAAGCGAAAAGAACAGGAAGACATTATAGGTCGTTTCGTTCGAGCTAATCAGGAAAGACAAGTAGAAGAATTACAAAGTGACATAGTTCTAACAGATGCTAAAATAAGCAACTCAAATAGACTTTATTCTGCTATAGTAGAAAACCTTAAAAAAGAAGCAGAAGAGAGAAAACTAAAAGAAGCCGAGGAGCTACAAAGAGCAAAAGAAATAGAGAGCGCGAAGCTAGAGTTAGCGGGTGCAACTTTGCAAGGAATAGGAAGCCTAGTAAATGCGTTCGCTGGTGAAAACGAGGAACAGCAAAGAAGAGCTTTTAATATAAGCAAGGCTATTAGTATAGCACAGGCAACTATAGACACTTATAAAGGTGCTACGGCTGCTTTTGCCTCGACCGCTGCTAGTCCGTTAGGTATTGCTAACCCCGCTGCTCCTTTTATTGCTGCTGCTGCTGCGGTTGCTGCTGGACTTGCTAACGTGGCGACTATTGCTAGACAACAATATCAAGGCGGTGGCTCAGGCGGTGCCGGTGGAGGTGCTGGAGCTTCTAACCCGCCCGCGGAACTATCTAACCCCGCGACTTTTAACGTAGTGGGTAACACAGGCACTAACCAACTAGCGCAGACACTAGGACAGCAACCTTTACAGGCGTATGTAGTGGCTGGTGATGTTACCTCGGCTCAGTCGCTCGAAAGAAACAAAATACAACAAAGTACACTTTAAACGTAAATAAGTTATGGAATTACAAGAAGTAGAATTATTCATTAAGGACGAAAACGAGGACGGAGTATTCGCTGTTTCGTTAGTAGAAAACCCCGCTATTGAGGAGAACTTTATAGCCTTGTCGGGTTATAAGATGGAGTTGAAAGTAGTAGACGACGAAAAGCGTATAGTTACAGGGCTTGCTTTAGTACCTGAGAAGCGCATTTATCGTAAAATAAAAGAAAAGGAGTTTAACATATATTTCTCAAAAGAGACTATCTACAAAACTGCTGAGCTATTTATGAAAAAGTTGAACCTTAATAACGTGACTTCTGAACACGAGCGACCAGTTACAGGCGTGAGTGTTATTGAAAGTTGGCTAGTTGAGGACACCGACAAGGATAAAACAGCGTTATACAACCTTAAAGCACCTGTAGGAAGTTGGGCTATCACTATGAAAGTATATAATGACAACGAATGGGAGAAAATAAAAGCGGGCGACTATAAGGGGTTTTCTATTGAGGGTATTTACCAAGGCTTGGAAGCTTTAGAGATGAGCAGCGAAAACGACATAATCGAGGAACTTAAAAAAATAATTAAACAAAATGGCAAGAGACATTAAAAACACAGCTTATAACGTAAGGCTAGACATAGTTAACGACCCTACTACTATTAAGAATGAAGAGGGCGCGATGTACTTCTATAACGGCAAAGTATATTATTTAGACGGTACTAACCCAGCGGCTCAATTATTAGACAGCGGTAACGTAGTAACTACGGATGCTGTTAACTTCGGCTCTACTCAATGGAATACAACGCCAGCAGCTCCTGTTACTTTACTAGACGGAGAAATAGCAAACGGCTTTACTTTCTTTACGAATGCAGACAAAGTAGCAAGCGGTACTACTTCTTACGATGAGTTAGACATAGCGGGAACAGGCGACCATGTTATTATACCTTATGTAGGTACTGCATACGAGGGGCAAAGATTACAGCACAACATTAGAGTTAACTTTAGTATTGTACCTAGTGGGGGAGCTACTCAAACTTTAGCACTTTCTTTAAGACGATTTACAGACGATAGTATTATAGGTAGTGAAATACTAGTATTTAGAACATCAGATGAGGGCGCACAGCAATTTAATTTTATTACTTACACAGTTGGGGCTAGTGACCCTTTTGTAACTGGCGGCTTTTATTTTGCTTTGCGTAATGATTCAGGAACGGATATAGATATAGCAGCTGCTAGCGTAGGGATATTAATACAGACTTACTACCAAAAACCAACAATGTTTTAAATGAGTACACCGAGTAGAACAAGCCCGAGAGGAGGGCGTAGAGGTTGCCTGTGTAAAGACGGAAAGACTTATAGTCGTAAATGCTGCGATGGAACTATATTAGCGCAAGGAATAGGAAGCACTGTAGGGGGTAATACTTCAACCGTCGTAAACGAGGACACAAACAGGCTAGAAACTGAGACATCTACACCAATCGCAAGCACTAATAACTCAACCGTTATAAACGAGGACACAACGCGAACCACTACACGCGTTTCTAGTTAAATTTATAACAAAAAAAAAATAAAACGTATCTAATAATAATAAATAAAATAAAAATGAAAGAACAAGTAAACGAGCTACTTCGTAAAATAGGTTTGAAAGCCGTAGAAGTAAAGCTAGAACAAATTTTGACAGCGGACGGACAAGCAGCTTTAGAAGCTGAAGCATTCGAAGCGGGGCAACCTGTATTTATCGTTAATGAAGACGAGAGAATACCTTTACCTGTAGGAGAGTACGAAATGGCAGAAGACATGATTCTTAAAGTTCAGGAAGAGGGCATTATTTCTGCTTTCGAGCCTAAGATGGAAGAGGTAGAAGAGGAAGCACCTGTACAAGAAGAAGAAGTAGCTGCAAGCGAAGAGCCAACTGCTACGCCTGTAGCTAAGAAAGTAGTGGAGTCAGTATCTAAAGAAACATACTTTTCTGCTGAGGAAAGAGAGTCTTTAATTACTGAATTGAAAGCTCAAATTTTAGCGGAACTTTCTAAAGAGGAAGTAAGCGAGGAAAAAGAGGAAAGTTTTGTTCAAGGCCGCGCTGAACAATTTGTTGAGTTGGCCAAGCCTATTCAACATAACCCTGAGAACGCACAACCTAGAGAACAGATTTCTTTTAACAAAAAAGAGCAGTCTTTGAAGTCTATGGTTTACGACTTAATTAGTAAATAATAAATATGAGACAGGAAATTTACAACGCATTATTTAGCGAGCCAAAAGAGGTTGAGCTTTCAAAAATTCAAATAGAGCTTAACGCTGTTAAGGAAGTAGAAAAACAGTTAAAAGTATCTGAGAAAGAATGGAACGCAGCAACTAAGATTAATTCAAAAATTGTTGAATTAAAAAGAGATGCTATTTCTGCATATAAACAAGCTAGAGTAAATGCCTCACAAACTTTAAGTAAAATAGAACAACTTGAAAAACAAGCTAAAGACTTAGGGCTAGAGCTTCCAGCGGCAGTAGTTCAGCTAAAAGAAAGAGCAGAAAAATATATATCTGAGGGAGGAGAACAAATAACAAAATTACAGTAAATAATAATTTTTAAATAAATAACAATGGCAACAACAACATCAATTACTACTACTTATGCGGGAGAGTTCGCGGGTAAGTATGTAGCTGCTGCGCTTTTACCAGCACCAACAATCGCTAACAACCTTATTACGGTTAAGCAAAACGTAAAGTACAAAGAAGTACTTAAAAGAGTAGGACTAAACGACATCGTTAAAGACGGTTCTTGTGATTTCGACCCTACGTCTACTTTGACTCTTACAGAGCGTATCTTAGAGCCAAAAGATTTACAAATTAACCTTTCTTTGTGTAAGTCAGATTTTCGTTCAGATTGGGAAGCAATCCAAATGGGTTACTCTGCATTCGATAACCTACCTAAGAACTTCGCGGATTTCTTAATCGCTCACGTAGCTGAGAAGTCTGCTGCAAGAAACGAGCTTTCTATTTGGCAAGGAGACAAAACTGTAACAGGACAGTTCGACGGATTCGAAACTTTGTTAGCACTTGACGCTGAATTACCAGCTGCTCAAGAGGTAACAGGAACTACTGTAGATTCTACAAACGTAACAGCTGAATTAGGTAAAGTTATCGAGGCTATGCCTGACACTCTTTACGGACGTGAAGACTTGAGACTTTATGTATCTAACAACATCTTCAAAGCGTATGTACGTGCTTTAGGTGGGTACGGTGCTGCTGGTCTTGGTTCTAACGGTTTCGAAGGTAAAGGTAATATGTGGTACACTACAGGAGGAGCTTTATATTTCGACGGTATCCCTGTTGTAATGTGTCCGGGTATGTCTGCTGACACTGCTATCCTTTCAACTATCGACAATTTGTATTTCGGTACTGGTTTGTTATCAGACCACCAAGAAGTTAAAGTTTTAGATATGGCAGATTTGGACGGTTCGCAGAATTGTCGCGTAATTATGCGTTTTACGGCTGCTGTAAACTATGCTTTTGCTGCTGACGTAGTTACTTACGGAATCGTTAACGCTGTTAACTAATAATTGAATTACTAACTTTTAAAGGGGTGGGTATACGCCCGCCCTTTTTTATAATACTTAAGATATGGCATGTGATATTAAAGCTG